ATCGAGGTGAAGGAAGTAATCACCATACTTGTTCATACCACGAATCCAAGCCCATAGATTGAACTCAATGTTTAGAACATCGTAAAATAAGTTGTGAAGGATTTTCTTTACATTTTCATCTTGAGTTTTGATACGAAGTACATCTCCCATATCATTTTTCAAGGTACATTCATCGGAGTAGATATCCAAAACTGAAGCAATGATGGAATCCTTATCCATTGCTTCGTAATCAGTATATAATTCTAATTTGTTTGAATGATAATTAAATTGATTGTTGTATGTTTCCCAATGTCTACGAGTAGTATGTAATCTACCAAATCTATCATAATATGATGAACCACGAAGGTTACCTTGGGACTGGAGTCGTTGGGTATCAATTGCTTGAGTATTACCCTTACCAATCCTACGGACAACAACTTGCGTGTTGAATAGTTTTTTTAACCTACCGAAAAGAGATTTATCTGCCATATTAGTGTCTCACTTAAAAGTGTGTAGTTCTACAAAGTATAAATATACAAAAAATAAAGTTAACTACCAAATTTAAAGTAACCAAGTTAAATCGTTGTCGTTGCCACGTTGGTCTTTTTGTACCCAAGGGTTTTGTCCAGCGGTTCTGCCTGAATAAACACCTGTATTTGATTTACCGATATGACCTAGTGTTGTTCTCGTTAAATCCATACCTTGTTGTCTTAATTTCAATGCAGTATCACGAACCCACAATCCAGTTGAGAATGACATCACTAAATCATCATTATAACCTCGTTGTGCTTCGGCTCTACTACCATTCCATATGAATACAAATAACTCATCAATTAATCGCTTAGAGTGAATGATTGGGGTTCTTTCTCTCATATAAGTATCGAGTTTTGAAATCACCAAAGGTCGTGTTCTTGAGGACATTGTAAATCCAGGAACCATATCATCTTTTCGTTTTAAATCCCAACCTTTACGGAGATGAACATCATCATCAATATAACCTAATTCTCTATACGAATAATATAAGTTTTGATATTGTCTATCAATTACTTCTTGAATTACAGCCCACCCAATGTTTGCGTTTTCAATCACTAACATTGCGTTATTCCATTCCGAAGCAACCGAAGTTAAGAATGCTCCATATTGTTTAGTTTCAATCTTACCTTTATACTCCGCAACTTGTTCTACCGTTTCTATGTCAAAAACATGGAATGCTGAATAGTCAGAAGAATCACCACGAGCGACATCGGCTACGACTACATAATCACGAGAATAATTTGGATAATCCCATAACCAATAGTTACCATCAAACCCCCGCTTTTCCAATGGGTCTTTTACATAAGTCTCTTGATACCATTGTAATGTAGAACCTTCCACCACTGTATAACCGGATGAAATAAAGTCACAATCACATTCTTGGGCTGCACCCTTTTCACCAAGGAGTTTTGTTTGTTCATCTCTCCATCGTTGATTTCTATCAGGGTGTACAGTCCAATGGAGTTCGGTTGGGTGCCATTGTTCTCCAGCTTGACCTTGTAACCATACTTTGTGAAACCAGTTACCCACACCATTTGGTGTAGACAATACAATAGCACCACCACCTGTTGAAAGTGTTGATTGTGCGGATGTCCAAATTTCTTCTACATTATCAATAAATGCAGCCTCATCAATTACCAAAAGAGACAATGCTTCAGAACGACCAGCATCTCCAGCAGCAGATGTTGCTTTGATTTGCGAACCATTCTTTAATCGTAGAGATAGTTTGTTGTCCTCTTCGGTTTGACCTTTTAACCAAGTTGGTAAGTTAGAATGCATGAAACGAACCTTCGTTACAAGGTTCTTTGCAACCTCTTGTTTAGTTGCAATTACCAAAATGTTTTTGTCTTCGTGAAACAACATCAGCCAGAGTGAATATCCGGCTGATAGAGTTGAGATACCTAATTGTCGTGATTTGAGGATTACATTAAAACGATGGTCATTAATGTTATGCATCAAATCCTCTTGAAACTCATACAAGTTAAAAAGGATTTTTCCTCGGTGGGGGTGCTGAATGTAACAATACTTTTTAAAAAAGTATACAGGGTCTTTAGCGCACTTGACCCACTCTTCTCGTATGAGTGTTCTTAAATCTGGCATACATTTTTATAATAGGAATAATACAGCAATCAATGTAGCACCACCGGCACCACCCAATAACAAACCATTCCAAAATTGCCCTCTTTTTTGTTTTTTGAGGGTTTTGATTTGATTGTCTTTTAATTCAATCAGATTATCTTTTTGTAGGATAATTTGCTCCTTACTTTGAAGTGCAACTGAAAAGTTTGCGAGTTGTTGAGATTGTAACTCAATCTTATCAACTTGTAGTGATACCAACTCTTGAGTTGTTTTTAGCTCTATGCTACATACATCAAATTGAGACTTAACGACTAACGCATTTTTAACTGCGGTTCTTGGAACTGCAATTAGACTATCAGTTGAAAGCGTTTGCGAAAGCAGAGATGAGGTCATCATCAGACATATCATCAAACTTATCCATTTGCTCTTCATATCGTTTTCTCAAGTTTAAAAGTTGTGCATTTTTAGAATCAATCTGATTGTCGATTTCAGCAATCTGATTACTCAATCCGAGATTTAATTGGATGAGTGAGTCTGCCTCACTCTCCAATCTTGAAATCTCACCTAAATACTCCATCTCTTTTTCTTTCAACATTCTTTCGTATTCTTTTTTGTAGGTATTACCCATAAAGAATTGTTGGTAGATGAGGACACCCGCCAAACAAAGAATTACAAGTTGAGATGGGTTTAGTTTTTTCATTTACTTCTTACCAACTGAACCGGTTGATTTTCTACCCGATGTTGATTTACCATTACCGGTAGAACGACCTGTTGTAGTTTTCTTACCAACATTTCCAGCCGAAGCATTACCAGAACCACGTTTAGCAGCTGGTTTTCTACGAGGCTTACGTTTAGCGGTTGGCTTACCTTTTGCAGCGTCAACTACATCTTTAGTTTCTTTGACAACATTCTTAACTGCTGCTTTAACTTCCTTTGCTTCTTTTACAACACGTTTTGCACGAGTCTTAACTTCAGCAACATCAGCTTTAACTTCCTTAACTACTTCAACTACCTTTTCATCAATAGTAGTTTTACCAAGTAACCAATTCCAAGTTTTCTTTAACCAATTTTTCATAATTTTCTCTATTTGTTAAACTAATTGTTCCAATATAAATATGTAACTCAAATTAATTACTTGATTTTTTCAATCAATGAGTAATATGAGTCCTTTATAACATCATAATATGGACTTTGTAAAACCAACCATTCTGCACCAATTAGTTGTGATTGTGCACGTTTGTAAACTTCATGTTCTACTTTATCTTGATATTCCTTTGCACCCCACAAATGATACATAGTAGAACTTATTTCTGTAATAGCTTCATCGGGATGTGAGTCCATATCAATCAATCTTAAAGTTTCAGATGTATGGATTATATTACAAAATGATTTTGTTTTAAAGTCAATATTTCTCCGCTTTTGCCAATCATGCGCCAATCCAGCTAATAACCATTGTTCCATCATAATTTGAGCGCCATTTCCATCATACATAAAATGTGACTTTTCGGTAGCATATGATATTTCACCAGTTGAGTTCAATACAAAGTTAAAATAAAAATCAGTATATTCTTTTTTAAACTCTTCGTTAAACATACCCACTACTGCACAATTCATTGGGAGTGTATCTTTTAGTGATTTTGCGAAATCAACATCCCATTCAAAATTTTCATTATGATGTACATCGAATATATTTGGATAAGTCGATGTTGTTTCACGATGAAGATACAATAAATCTAAATTGGTGTATGGTTGTATATTTTTGTTCAGTACCAAGTCGGTATCGTATACAACAAATGGAGTTTGTAATTTTGACATAGCCCATATCTTCGGACTTGCCCAATATCTATGTGAAATTTGTTCGTAGGGGTAATCATCAAAAATATCAGTAATTACAGCATCATATAGTTTAGTGATATTGTAGGATTCAAAAAAGTCTTTACTCTTTAAATCTGTGACTAAATATAGAGGTAATTCTGGATTAGAAATACGATGGTTTAAACACGAATATATTTGTGTAATTAATTCAAACTCTCGTGGTGGATTTTCACCCACCACATAGATGTGATATGCGTTCATCATAACTTATTTTAATATAAATAGTGTTTACCACTTTCTACACGACCAATATCTTGCTTTCCATCTTGGGCCTGGAGAATCACAATTCATTCTTGCTCTGAACGATTTGCGTGCTTCAGGATTATCCTTTTTAATGGTCATACCTTTTTGTCCAAAGTTTACCTTTACAACATTACCTTTATCGTTGTTTACATATACTTTGAACTTCTTAACATCACCTTGCATAATCTTACCAAGTTCTACTTTTCTACCTTGGTACTCTGCTTCGTTGATATTATTAACATCCTCTTTATGTAGATTTAACATTTGAGAGTATTCCTTCATAAAGTTGATGAAGTCTTTGGTTTCTTCAAGTGTCTCAACATCATATTCATCAACCTCACCATAATCTGATACTGTTGAAATGTAATCTTCTGCTTTTGTAATCAAAGACTGAACCCAAGGTTCTAAATCACCCTTACCTTGAAGTTTTGTAATGAGTGCTTGTGCTTTTCGGATTGAGGTTTCTAATTGGTCTACTGCCATATCAGAATCAGACTCACTACCTTCGTTAGCAAATGCGTTTACATAAGGATTAGATACAACCTTACCCAACTCTGGAGTAAAACCATACTTCTCTTCCATAAAGTTTTTTACATTATGGTATTCTTCTCTGATTAATTCTTTGAGTTGTTTTTCAGTCATCTTACTTAAACTTTTTAATTAGTTTTACTTGAACTGAATTATCTGGCTTACCTGCGATTGCAGATACCAATGCCATTCTTTCTGGAAGTTTACCAACCTTAACGTATTGATATACTTTTTCAATGTCTAATTTGTTATCATCAACGAACTTTTGGATAGCATCTTTGTTCATACCAGTCAAACCACCAATTTCCATTGCAGTTCTACTTGCTGCTTCGTTTACTGATTCCATTTTGTATCCTTTAGAAGTATAGTTTTTGATTGCCTTTTCTAAATCAACTTTATTTTTGAAAGTTTCAATATCAAAGAAATCACTACCATCTTTGTGTTTCTTTACACCATCGTGAGAAGAGATACTATATTTAGCTTTACCGATAGCAGGATTTACTTTAAATACTTTTTTACCTTCGTTTACCGATTCCATCAATCCAATTGCAGTAGTACCAACAACTCTTTCAGCACCATCTGCATATTTGTTGTTTAGAATTGCTATCTTTACCGGCTTGTCAATTATATACATTGGAAGTGGAGATGTACCAAATGAATATTTGATTCCATTCTTTTTTAATTCTTTACCAATATCCATAAATGATTTAGCATCTTTTACCATACCAGCAAGTTTATCTAACATAGCATCGTGCTTACCTTCGTTTACTGATTCATCAACCGACTCTTTCTTTGAGAACTTATCTTTCAATCTCTGAACGAGTGACTTTGCTTTTCCGTGAGCGGGATGTTCTTTATCTTTCAATGCAGTTGTTACCCTTACATCTTTTTTAGTTTCAGGGTTCTTAACCTTTTGGTCAGCAATTGCTTTAGCCACCATCATTTGAACTGCAAAGTTTTCATCCATAGTTGCTTCAGATTTAGGAACACAATTAGGAACTTCCTTACCGTTCTTCTTTTTCATCCCCACCATCTCGTAGTCATCCCAACAAGGGTCTTCTTCTTTTAGTCTCATTGATACTCCTTAATTGATGTATGCGTTAAGTTCATATCCGTTCTTCATACCATACACTTGAATTTGAAGTGCTTTCCTTTGAAGTTTACCACCTTTAAGTAGACCTACTGTAAAACGAGTGTCTTTACCTACTGATGGTCTTGAACGAACATTTTTACCACCCATTGCTATTTGAGATTGCCAATCATCTTCATCGATTTCGTATCCACGTTTTTCAGCAAACTTTTTTGCTTCTTCTGCAGCATCAGTAAACGATTTGTGGTATACTTTATAATCTGCTTCTTTTAAAAGTGACTTTAACTTAATCATCAGAAATCCTTATTTTTTATATACAGACTCTTTAAAGATTCTCATACCGGTATTTTCCACCAATGCTTCAACTTTTTGCCCTAATGGTCTACCAATAGTCATTGAGATGTAGAATCCCATTGCGTTTACAATGTCTTTACCATCCCACTTACAAATATTTGCAACGTCAGGACCCAAGTCGTAGTGATACATTTCCTCAAGGTCTTTCATTCCTTGTGGGTCACCTTCGTATTTTGCTTTAGGGAACAATTTAGCAACACCCTTTGCTTCACTATGGAAGTTGGCATCACCTAACGCGCCCATCAAAATGTGCATTACTGCCCATTGGTGATTTGCGCCACCTTTTCTTAAATCTTTAAGATTCTTATCTAAAAGTTGTTTAACTTTTTTGTTCATCCCAGCATCTTCATTAAGAAAACTTTCT